ATGATGAAATTTATCTCGTGGAACGTGAACGGCCTGCGCGCCTGTGTCGGTAAAGAGTTTGAACAACAGTTCAAACAGCTCGATGCTGATTTCTTCTGTCTGCAGGAAACCAAGATGCAGCAAGGTCAACTCGACTTAAGCTTTGACGGTTACGAAAGTTACTGGAACTATGCCGAGAAGAAAGGCTATTCTGGCACAGCTATTTACACCAAGCATAAGCCATTGGGAGTAAGCTACGGCATGGGCATCGAAGAGCACGATCACGAGGGACGCATCATCACCTTAGAGTACGAAGACTTCTATCTCGTTACCGTCTACACTCCAAACTCTCAGAATGAATTGCGTCGGCTCGACTACAGAATGACATGGGAAGAAGATTTCCGCAAGTTTCTCAAAGACCTCGATGCCAAGAAACCCGTCATCGTATGCGGCGACATGAACGTGGCTCATCAAGAAATAGATATCAAGAATCCGAAGACTAACCGACGCAATGCAGGCTTTACCGATGAGGAGCGCGAAAAGATGACACAGTTATTAGAAGCTGGTTTCATAGACACCTTCCGCTACAAGCATCCGGAAGACGTCACCTATTCATGGTGGTCGTACCGTTTCCGTGCCCGTGAGAAGAATGCAGGCTGGCGTATCGACTATTTCCTTGTTTCCGAACGTCTGAAGGAAAAGATCAGCGAGGCTTCTATCCTCACCGACTTCATGGGCAGTGACCATTGTCCTGTAGAACTCGACTTGAAATTCTCATGATGAGGCAAGGAAAGTCTTTTCTATGGTGCATTCCTTAACGTTAAATACAGAACATTGAACATTAAGCGAGGAACAGCAAGCGGTGAACATTAAGCGGTGAACTGCATACCCAGCAATAAAGCACTTGTCTTAACTCCTTAACTTCTTAACTCCTTAACCTAATATAATAAGGTAAAAGAGCAGAATGTCCATCAAGAATCGCTAAAAAAGCAAAGAAGTATGCGAAAAAACTGCAAAAAACGATTAAATATTTGTTCATTTCAAAATAATATCATACCTTTGCAACCGCAAATGTTCAATAGAGCATAAGCAATCGGGATTTGGCGCAGTTGGTAGCGCACACGTCTGGGGGGCGCGAGGTCGCTGGTTCGAGTCCAGTAATCCCGACTATTTTTAGCTTATTATTCTGTCTATCAGAATTTTACCCTATGTCGAAGGTATTTTCGTCGGTAAAATTCGGGACAGAGTAAAATAGCTAAAACAATCAAAATCTCCACACTCCTTATGGCCAAGAGATTTGAAATTGGCAAAAAGTCGGTTTAATTCATTCAATACACCATGTCTGCAATAAAAATTAAAGATATGGTTAAAAAAAATTATTCCTTACAATCAAACGAGGCTGTTTTAAGCAGCATCGTTGGATGGAGACCTCCTGTCTTCCATCAGAAATCTGAGTGTTATGTTAGTTTCTTAGCTTTTGACCCGTCATTTGGCCGACTGCGAAGAAAGAGAATCATGCTTGACAAGATAAAGGGCAAGCGCAAACAGCGTGAATATGCTGATGCACTCATGAAGCGTCTCACAGAGAAGCTCATGGATGGTTGGAACCCCTGGATAGAGGCAAGCCAACCTCTCGAATACACACGATGGGAAGATGTGTTGCTCAAATACAGAGAGTATTTGACAAAGCTCTATAATGAGCACAACCTTCGTGAGGAGAGTCTGCATGATTACACCAGTAAGGTGAATGTACTTGAGACATGGATTAAGGTCAAGCACATCAACATCACCTACAGCTATCAATGGGACCGAAACAATGTGAGCAAGTTCCTTGATTATGTTTTCGTAGAAAGAAACAATAGTGTTCTGACCAGAAACAATTATCTGACGTGGCTCAAGACCTTCTCAAAGTATCTTTTTGAACGTGGCTATATCAGCATGAACCCAACGGACGGCCTCGGACGTATCAAGAATCGCCTGAAGAAAGAACGCGATGTGATACCTGACGACGTGATGCTGGAGATACGTGAGTATCTTATGACAAACAACAAACATTTTCTTCTGGCCTGTGAGATATTGCACTATCTTTTTGTTCGCCCTCGCGAGCTCTCGTATCTGAAAATAGGAGATTTCCATCTCAAATCAAAGACTCTCACTCTACATGGTGAGCACACAAAGAACAGGAATGATGCCACTATCACTCTACCTGCTCATGTTATCAAGTTGATGCTGGACCTGAATATATTCTCATATCCAAGCAATTATTATCTCTTTTCTGCAGACTTCTGTCCTGGAGAGGAGCATAAGAGCGAAAAGATATTTCGTGATTACTGGCACCGCATACTGCGCAGGGATCTCGGGTTCTCGATGCGTTATAAATTCTACAGTCTGAAAGACACTGGTATAACCAATATGCTTAGGGCAAACACGGATGTATTGTCGGTCAGAGACCAGGCACGACACTCATCAATCCTCATAACAGACATCTATACTCCGAAGGACATCCAGTCTGCGAATGAACTCATCTTGAACTACAGAGGAGTGCTATAAGGAAAAGAGGCGGCAGTATTAATCTGTCGCCTCTATCCATTAAGATATCATGTAAAAGCTACCTGTCATTATTGGCTCAATGCCATCATCTTTGATTTCAACTTCAATTTTAGCGCAAACGAAACGTTTGCCATGAAAGATATAAATCTTTGATGGGTCAGGTATCGTCGATGACTTGAATTTGATTTCCATACAGTCTTTATTATCTATCACAGATTTCACATGAAATTCATTCAAACTATAGTCAGTTCTCTGCACCAGGCTTAGACTCCAACCTTTTGTTATGCCAAAAACCTTCTTCAGATGCACATCGTCTGTCACAGGAACTGGCCAAGCCATGAAATGATCCATGGCATTGTCATATAAGCAGGATTGTGGTAATGTCGAAGGAATACCTGATGGCAGCGGATATGTCGCATCCTGCATTTTGTCGAGGAGAAAATATATCTGCATGCTTTCTTTGTCATTCTCCTCATTATCCATATTTGAATCATCTTCAATGGCATCCTCCACAGTCACATAAGTGAAACCATCATCATCTTTTGTTGCCTCCAGGCTCTCTGCTTCTTTTGTGTTGATGGTAGACAGCATATAGCGAGGTCTCACGTCCTTATTATGACCAGACAATTGAAGCCAATTGCTGTAAGTTGTGAAATTCTGGTCTATCACAGCAATTGCTGCAGGAGCAATATTGAGTGTGATGCTGTCGTCACTGTCTGTATTGCGAATGAGCGGTGAAAACTCTCCACACTCCACCCAGCTACCCTTGGAATCATCTTCCTCATCAGCCTTCCATATATAATATGCCTGCAGACTGCCGTCAGAAAACACCCTCTTGACAATGGTTGTTCTTTTCTTTTTGATATCCCATCCGTTGATAGTTGAATCAAGTTCAGGTGTCATGCCTTGATATGTATATATATCAAAGTATGCCAGCACTTTCTGTGGTATCACCTCATAATTATCCCTCTCCTCAGACTCACCTAAGTTGAACTCAACATTAGACGTGTCAATCGTGTTGAGCGAGCCATCCTCATCATAATCTACACTGAACTCATCCAATGCTACCATATCAACAGTCTCTGCGTTGAGCAATTCTGAGCTTTTCAAGATGCTCACCGTGCGCTCTGCCTCGTTGAAATATATTCTCGCATTGAATAACTTTCGGAATTCTTCCAAAAAAGTATATGCTGTCCAGTGTGGCAGGGCATGCCGAAACTCATCAGACTTATAGGCTGAAGCAATGTATAGGCCATTCCATGGTGCCTGATTGAAATCATCACGGACAACCTTATATCCACATATATTGAGAATATTGTGCAATATATGAATGAAATTAGGATGGACAGCCAAGTTGGTGATATACCTCTTTCTGTTCTTGCCCAGTGTCATATTCGCTGTCATATCGTTGGTCTCGTCTCGAATAGGTGTGTAAACATATATACCAGGAATTCCTATCATATAAGAAGGATTGTATGTTGCGAAGAAATTAAATGTTTTGACCTCTGCCATCAGACCCATAATCTCTTTTGCATTAACTGTCTCCAGCTGGTCTCCCATGCTTCCATGTCTAGCTCTGCCCAAATCCATCTCATCAATAAACTTTTTGTCGAATTTGGAATTATACTTCACTCTTGATTTGCCACCAAGAAGCTGTAGCTTCACTTCTTTCTGATTGACAGACAGAACAGTGCCAACTCCACTCATGATGAGCAAGCCATTGCAGTATAGCTTGCAGTCATCATATTTAGCGAGTTTCTTCTTGACCTCGAACCTTGACACATTCTTGAATATCTCTCTATTAGATAAGATATTCATCGGAAATGTGATGTCATAGGTATATTCTCCATCATCGGTGACATACTGGTTGGCGTATGTCACCTTGATGGATGATGTGGATATAGGATAGGCTTTATGCCCATTGATAATGCATGTTATCATACTACTTGTTGTCTAATAATCGTTCATAATCTTTCAGTTTTCTGTGCAGTCCGCTACGGCCAGCGATAGGCATAACTATCTCCAATCCGTCATCAAGAGTCTGGTTGAGAATACTGATGGCGTTGTTCACACCATCGAGGGACTCTCGCACCTCACTATTGTCATTGCTGACGTTGACAATAGGAGTAACGACTGCTCCACCGCCACCAGAACCGAGAGCTCTGCTGATATCATCAGCGGTCAGCGAGCCAACTGTGTTGGAGCGCTGCGCTCTGTCGATGAGGTCGAAAGCTGGACGAATTGATGAGTTATTGACAGCATTGTGGTTGGCAACGAACTCTCCTTCGTGTACAACACCAGCTTCTCTACGATAGCGATTGCCTCCTGTATAACCGCCCGAGTAGTAACCTGCCGCTTCTGCCTGATGTTGTTTTCTGATAGCAGCTATTTGCAGCAGACCTGCAGCAGTGGCCATGCCGGCAGCAATAGGTGCCAGAGTCCAACCGATAAAAGGAACTAGAGCTGCAGATGAATATGCGTTGATGGCAGCCATGGCTGTGGAGGCGATAGCCTGAGCTATCTCTATCTTCATAGCTTTCTTGTTGGCTTTAGATTTGGCTGCAGCCAACTCCTTGTCACGTTTTTCCTCCAGCCTTTTCTTCTTTTTGGAGTTGTTGCCAGCTGCAGCAATCTGCTTCTCATAGTTTTTTGAGATTTTCGCCTGCTCCAAATCAGAGCATGCCTGCGAATAAGCTGATGCGGCTGACAATATACTGTTGATGCCATTATATGCTACCTGCGTTTTCTGCACCATATCATTTAGGAAGTCAGACGTAACCTGCGCCTTAGCCTGCATGTATGCAGCATGGTTCTGCTCATCGGAGCCATAGAGTTCCTTCAACTTCTCCATGGTGTTCTGGTAGTTCTGCACCTGTGAGACGAAATATCCACCGAAACTGCCATTTGTTGATTGTGCATCCCCGGCAGCAGCCTTGGCACTATTGACCATCTCGGAAGTCTTGGAGTTAATCTTGGCTTGCGTTGAGCCTGCTCCATGATCTTCTGCCTCAATCTGCGCTCTCTGAGCAGCGAACTGCTTGGTTATCTCCAATTTCATCTGCTGATATTCCTCCTCCTTGACCAGTCCCTTTTTGTAGAGATTATCAAGACCATTGAGGTACATGGTTTCCTGTGCCTGAACATCCTGCTTGCCGAACTGCTGACGCAACTCCTTCAGCTGGTTCATGTATGTCTCCTGCATCTGCAGCTGATGGTCAAGAGATGCTTGTTCAATCTCTGCTTTGAGGTCAAGCCACTCCTCGCTGCCTTCATTGTAAAGGGACAGGCGTTTCTGCATAGCATCGACTTCATTCTGATAAAGTGCTTCATCGAGGGCGATATCATTCTGATATATCGCAGATTTGGCATCATTATATTGAGCTTTGATATTTGCCTCGCGAATCAACCGTTCACGTTCTATATCTTTCTCACGCATTTTGATGATATCCTCGTCATGCTTTTTTGTAGCATTGACTCTATCATCAAGCAGTTGGCGATATTCATTGCTGTCCTCACCATAGAGTGCTTTCAACTTATCAATCCCTGCAATAGTGATTTTCTCCCGATCATCAATGAACTGCTGATATGTTTTTGCACCCTCAGCATAAGCTCTTGTGTTCTCTGCAAGAAGACTATTAGTCTCTGCCTTGACAGAATCTGCTGCTTCCTTTTGAGCCTTACGTGCTGCAGCCTCACGCTTGCGAGCTTCAGCAGCAGCTTTCTTCTCAGCTATCTCACGAGCCTTTCGTTCTTTGTCCGACTCACCGATAGAGCCACTGCCACCACCATCTGCATTAATATTCTCTTTTGCCTTTTTGACTTCTGCACTCTGCATATCCTTGCCGTAAACATCAGTAATAGTAGAGATTAAACTATCTCTCTCCTTAATTGCGTCATTCAGCTTCTGCAGATCTCGTCTGAATTTATCAGTTGAATCCTGTGTTGTATTACCTGTGCCACCCCATGATGTTGTATAGTTATATCCAGGACCTGCATTCTTGGCATTCTCATAGTTTTTCTGCGCTTGTTTCTGCTTAATGGTCAGATCCGCTTTCTCTTCAGCCAGTTGCTGAATCTTCTTTTTAGCTCCCTGCACCTCATAAAGATGCACGAGAGATTTGATGTAATCATCAAGTGCTCTCTTGTTTTCCTTATATTTGCCTGTAGTCTTGTCTATACTGGCATTATAGTTAGGAACTATTCTGTTCAGCTCTGCGATTGCAGCATATCTGTCTTTGAGTGAATTAGTCTCGTTCATGGCAGCTTTTCTCAGATTTTCGAGTTTCAACTGCTCCTCCACAATCTCTTTCTGTGCTTCTCGCTGAATATCATTGAGCGCTTCTTGAGCCTTAGCTGCAGAGTCCGTCTTGCGACTTAGATCGACGATGACGGCAACCAAAGTTGTGACTGCTGCAGCAACAGCAAGATAAGGATGTGCTGCGAGTATCGCCCACAATTTCTTAGCACCAATCACCACAACATTTTGCCAAATAGCAATCGCTTTGAGTTTGACTATGTGTGCGGTCTCTGCAACTGTTAATGCAATGATGGTTGCAGTGAGTGTAATGAGTGTTGTTCGGTATTTAGCAACAAAATCAATGATAGACGAAAGAATATGCACGGTTAAGCTGGCAGAAGAGATACACAGACGTGCTGCCGGATAGAGCTTTTGTCCTAACTCTATCGCGAGATCCTGGAATCTCTTTTTTGCCTTGTCGAGCTGTGCCTGCACACTTTCATTCTGAGTATTGAACTCGTTGATGACAGATGTTCCCTCAGCGTATGATTTAGTTGCAAGATCCTGAGCTGCCTTGATATCATCTAACTTGTCTGCGAGGACGGTGAGGACACCTGTCGCTCTGGATCCATCCATCTTCATTTCCTCGAACATTGGTGCGAGTTGTGCAAAGCCACCCTTGGAGCGCAGTGCTGCCAGGAACTGGAGGAGTGCCCCATTTGCATCCTCCTTCAATGTCTTTGAGAACTCCTTGACATTGAGTCCTGCAATCTTGGCAAACTTGGCTGAGTCCTGGAACATCTTGGCAAGAAGGTTCTGAACGGCAGTAGCAGCGGTCTCATCCTGCTGCATGTTCTGGTCGAGTACTGATGCGAGCCCCATAATCTGCGCCTGTGTGAATCCTGCCTGCTTGCCGACACCAGCCACACGGGCGGTGAAGTCAACGAGATAGCCTGCAGATGCAGAAGAATTCTGAGCCAGTTCATTGACTGCAGAACCTGTGGCCAACATGGCACCTCTCAAACCTTTTGTCTTATCCTCGCCAAACATAAGGGCGAGTTTACCGATTTGCGACACTGCTTCATCGCCAAGGTCATCGCCTAATGCGACATTGATTTTATCAGCACCATCAACGAATTCTTCGACGAGAGAAGTTGCCGTAATTCCCAATCGACCTGCATCACCAGCAAGTTGGTTGAGTTTCTCGCGAGCAGTTCGTGTATCCATTTTCTTGAAGTCCTCGTTCATACGCTCCACCTCATCTGCAGTCTGTCCTGTATATTTGCGGACATTGGTCATCTCCTCATCCATGGAGGCGAACTTCTCGACGCAGCTTTTCACTGTGAATGTCAATCCAGAAACGGCAGCTATTGCACCTAATATGACACCCTGCATGCGGTTGAACCAGTCAGCAGTCCTACCAATCCATGATTGTTGAGCCTGTCCTTCAGCACGAACAGCCTCCAACTCTGTTTTCAACTGCTTGGCCTGCATTTGCATCTGCTTGAATGCCTCAGACCCACGGTCAAGACCTCTCATCTCCTGGTTGAGAACCTTCATGGAATATTCCAAGTCACGGACTGACGAAGTCTTGAGATGCGCCAACGTATTATCGACGAGCTGCATCTGACGCTTGGTTTCCTTGATATCCACATTAGCCTTGTCAATCTCATTGTCATACTGCTGCATGAGTGTGACCACCTTCTGCTCAGATAGTCTGATGCGCTCAAGTTCTGCATCAACGAGCTTCAACTTGGCCGCAGACTGAGCATAAGAATCTGACGAAGGATCAATGGAGTTCATCTTAGAGCGAATTTTTGCTCTTGTGAAGTTGAGATCATCAATTGAGGCGTGCTGCAGATTGTTGAGTGTCTGAGTCATGCGCTGCGCTTCTGCCTCTGCCTGTTTGGTAGCCCCCTTCAGGTGCAGCATCTGGTCTTTGACTTTAGAGAGCTGCTCTTCTAACTTAGCATAATCTGCAGGGTCAGAGACAGCCTTCATCTGCCCCTTCAGATGCCGTGCAGCCTTTTCAAGCTGACCAAGGCTGGCATCAGAGAGATTATCGAGCGTCTCTTTAACGCTCATTGTTGAGTTTTTGAATTGCTTCATCTCTCGCTCAGCAGCCTTCAGGTCCTTAGCGAGAGATGTGCCTAAACGGGAATCGCCCGTCGAGAAAGCATCCTGCTTTGCTTTCTTGAGACGAGCGATTTTGTCCTCCAACTCCTTGAGTCGGTTTTTCGCCTCCTCAGAGTTGAGTTTGACGATCGTTGTATATACTTCCTGTCTTGCCATTATTTGCTGACTTGTATATAGCTATTATATAATAATGTAGAATGTGGGTTGAAGTTCAGCACCTTGACATTATAACCTTTTGTTCCCCACTTCCACCAAAGAAACTTATGTTTAAACTGCCTTGCAACAATACATTGAAGGCTGTCTCTTGCTCTGTACGTCAAGATAGAATCTGCTGTATCAAGACGCAGAGAAAGCCATGCGTCACTATATGAGTAGACAGAATTAAGTCTTTTCGTCTTCACAGTGTCCGATGTAACCATGGACACTCTCTGATCAGAGACAACTTGTCGAAGTTTCAAGTTCAGATCCTCGAGCAGTTTCCTGTCCGCAGCCAGCAGTTTGTATTCACCTCTGTCCATGACCATCACCTGTTGTGTGACGAGTTTGACTGAGTCTCGTATGGTATCACGCTGCATAGGCGAATACTTCAGCTGAAGCTGGTGAAGCTGCATTTTCAAAGCCTCATTCGCTTTCTTCTGACGGCTTTCAAAGATTAGGAAACTTGCGAATATCGTCAGCAGTACCATCAGGAATGATAGAATAACTGCCAGTTTTTTTTCTAATTTCTCTGTCATCTCCTCATTTATTTAATGTCTGCATATTCCGGTATAGCATCGAAGCAGGGACACTCCTTGATGCGCTCCCAGATGTCCACCTTGCCGTTATGGTTAAGGTCAGGTGATATATCACGATGTCCTAAGATCTTCGCATCTGGATATCGCTGCTTCAACTCAGTGAGAAGCTTGCGGAGCGAATCCTTCTGCTCAGGCGTGCGGTTATCGATAGGCTTGCCTGTGCGAGAGATGCCGCCCATATATGCCACATTGATGGCCTCATGGTTGTATCCCTTGACTCCGTTGGATGGTAAGTCCTCTGTCATGAGCTGTGTGACCTTGCCGTTAGCTTCAACGACATGATGATAACCAGGATAATGCCAGCCTTTGTTGGAAAATTCCTTTAGCAAGGCATCAACAGACCAGGTTTGTCGGCTTGCAGTGCAATGAACGAAAATGTACTTAATCTTCCTTTTCATCTTTATTATTTTTTTTGAATTTATTCTGGAGTTTATCGAATTTGACATCCATGGCGATGTTCACGCCAAAGAAGGATGCCACGTACATAAGGCTCTGACCAAAATACCAGAGGACGTTATCAGTCACATCCTTTGAGAGGAAGTAGCTGATATAGACAAGCGCTATGGCGAAAGCCAAGACAACCATGGCGCTGCCATATTGAATTCTTTCTTTAGTTTGCTGCTGCATAATATTATCTTTTTTTTTATTTGCAAAGATAATATGAAGGATATGGACATAAAAATACGGCTCAACCAGTATAAAACCGATTAAGCCGTCAAGATATGGTTATAAATTTTCGCTAAAGCTATTGATATCTGCTCCAATCAATGGCATCTTTTCGTTTCCAACCATCATTGATGGTGTCATTGATGTGCTTCTGCACAGAGAGATAGAACGCCTTGAAGTCCTGAAGAGATGTGAACTCTCGATAGACAGGAGCATCCTCAGAACCAAGTTTGACCTTGTATGGGAGACTTTCTCCCTGCGTCTGCACTGCAAGATCATAAGCAGCCTTGTAGTTGGCCTGGTTCTCTGCAGATAGCCACACCAGCTGATTTTCGTATTTGAGACCGGACAGAATGGTTGCATTCGTCTGCTCATTGATAAACTCTGTGATGACTGATTTAATAACCTCGAGTGTTGGTTTTGCAAAGAACCGATGCTCGTAGTAGTCAGCAGATCCGTCATCTTTAGTCTGCACATCGAATCTGATGCGCCAATAGCCTCTAACCGGATTTGTGCATTCTAAGAGCTGCACGTCAGGGCTACCATTGATTTTCTCCATTAATTAAGTGAACACATATTTTGTCTTACCATTGCCAAAAGACTGCGCCTTGATGGTCGTCTCGAATGGGAATCCGTCTTGCATCTCCCCAATTTGGCTAAGCACATTTTTCATCTCGTCCGAGTTGGTAATAAACTTTTTCATTTGCCCCCCCATCTCTATTGACACGACACATCTATCTTCGCCCTCTCTGGTCTTCACCCCCAGTTGGAAATCATGCACGATGATTTCCAGATTGACGAGATCTCTTATAGAGATTGTATCACCAGGGAAAAACTTCTGCCCGTTGGCAGGCTGATAAGTCACTTTCAGATCTTTGAATGATTTCATTGTTTCAACACCTATAAGTTTATTATTGAGATTAGCGCAGTCGGCATGTTTCGTCATGCCATAGAACGAGGCAATGAGCTCATGACGACGTTTGCGCGATTTGATTTTCTTGATTTTCGCAGCGAATTTTTTCTTGATACGCTTGCGAAGAAGAACATGATCTGGATATATCTTATATCCGACAAAGTCAATACCTTCGGAAACCGGGAAAACTCTCTCGTTTGGCTTTATCTCAAAGCCAACAGCCTCGAGCATCTCGTGGATGGCATCTCTTATTAACCAGAGTTCTGCCTTGGTCTCAGCAAGAACAAGACCATCATCACAATATCTGAAGTAATGCTTGACCCCCATCTCGTCTTTGAGAGGGTGGTCGAGGTGGATGGACAGAATGAGATTGCCAGTTGCCTGCGATATGCGTAGGCCGAAACTGATGCCAGTCTCCAGCATATCGATGAGACTGCCAAGTATCTTCAGCAGGATCTTGTCCTTGAACACATGAGCGAATGCATCCTTAGCGACTTTGTGAACCACATTGTCATAGAAATGCCTGATATCATACTGATAGGCATATCTGATGCGTGGATTATCCTTGAGCACTCTGCTCACCTGCAGCATCATGTCGTGTGTGCCTCGCTTCTTGATGCTTGCACCTGATGTGCGAATGTATCGAGCGTGCAGGTGTTTATCCACGACATTCATGATAGCATTGCAGCCAATGCGTCTCTCCATGGCGACAATCTGCAGTCTGCGGTGCTTGCCATACTCATAGATATCACGCTCACGGTATTCTGTCACCGTGAATGTGCCATCGGCTATTTCACGCTGAAGGTTGGCGATGACCTCCTCTCGATGAGCCAACAACTCTTGACCCTCACGGCACTGCTTGCGGACGGTGCCACGAAGAACCTGGTCGAAGGAGTCGGACATATTGCCGTATTCGACGATTTCCTGTATGATATTGCCATCTCTGCGCATAGCCTTCCTTTATGGGGTCTGACTTCTTCGAATTCCTTAGAACCTACCAAACTCTACCCACTCCTTGATGTTTCGCTCTGTGAGCGTGGCTCATCTCCCTCGGTCACTGCCTTGCCGACACGTCGGCTATGCCGTAGAACCGATTAAATAGTAGTTCAGACGCGACCCGAAGTTCGCATTCGAATTCGAGGCACCGTTATTCGCATTCGTGTACGAGACACCGCCATTCGCATTCGCATTGTTGTAACCCCGAAAGAGCACACGGTCTTGGGAGACTCTGCCTTTAACTTCTGCAAAGGTAACTTATTTTTTTTAGATATATGCAAAAACAAAAAAAAATCGACCGCCGCAGGCGGTATTTTAATCTCCTGCGACATGTCGATTTTGTCGTTTTACGCTTTTTCGCTTATCTCTTTGTATCTCGCTACGCTCGACGCTTTGACGAGTTTGCCGCGGAAGGCCAGACGCGACCCGAAGTTCGCATTCGAATTCGAGGCACCGTTATTCGCATTCGTGTACGAGACACC